GCATCGTTTCGCCCTTGGTACTGGATAGCGTCGTCCGGGCCCGGACGATCACCGGCGGGGGCCTGATCACTGGTGGCGGCGACCTGCGCGGCAATCGGGTACTCACGCTCGAGGAGGCCAGCGAAGCCGAGGCCGTGGCCGGCGTGAACGCTTCCAAAGCCATCACGCCCCGACGACTTAAGGCCGCGATCGACGCCCTGATCGCCGGCGCGCCCGGCGCGCTGGACACCCTGAACGAACTCTCCGCGGCCTTGGGCGACGATCCGGACTTCGCCGCCACGATGACCAACGGCCTCTCCTTGAAGGCGTCCCTGGCCTACGTCGACGCCCAGCTGGCCGCCGCGCGTGAGCAGCTGCTGGTCGAACGCTGCGGCACCCTGGCTGTCCTGGGCTACGACATGGCCCTCTTCGACCCCACGGTCATGATCCTGGCCAACGGCGGCACCGCCAGCCGGGTCGATGATGCCCGGCTCTTCGCCAAATTCGGGACCACCTACGGGGTCGGGGACGGCGCCACCACCTTCGGCCTGCCCGAATGGCGCGGCGAGTTTGTCCGGGCGCTGGATCTCGCCCGCGGCATTGACGTCGGCCGAACTCACGGCTCGGCCCAGGCGCAGTCGATCCAGAGCCACAGCCACTCCATTCCGTCGAATGACGACAGCAGCACCGGCAACGGCTATGTCGAAGACGCGCAAGGCTCGGGTACGGCGCGGACCGCCAGCACCGGCGCGACTGGCGACACCGAAACGCGGCCCCGCAACATCGCCCTGCCCCACGCCATCTGGCGCTGACGCCGCTGTTGTAAACCGCCGCCGCGACAACAGCCGCTGCGCGCGGCGACCTGCGCGCGCGACCAACAATGGCCCATGGCCAAAACAACCACGCTCCCGCTCGCCGGACCGCTGACCGGCGCTGAAGCCCTGATCGCCTCGCAAGACGGCCAAAGCGTCCAGGTTCCGATGGAAGACGTGGTCGACAAGGCGCGCGAAGGCGCCGAAGAGCTGACTGCAGAACTTCGTGAGCCCCTTGCCGGATACATCGGCGATGACGCCGTGGTCCCGCTCTATCTCGACGCCAACGGTCGATTGGTCGTTGGCGTGGATCGGGCAACCGGCAAACTGGTCAATCCCGCGATCCCGGAGACGCGCTACGACGTGTTCCTCGGCCAGTCCGGCCAGGCTCTCTATATCGGATCAGATGACGTGCTGCCCCTGGTCCTGGACCTGGGCGGCCGTGTCCTGACCGGCTTCAACCGGACCACTGGCGCTTTCGTGGGGGTGGCCACCAGCGCGGGTGGCGGCGAGGCCGCGCCGCCGACGCTGATCGCGGCGCCCCGCGTTCCCCTGACGACGCCGATCATCCCCAAGGCCTATAATCACCGGCTTTCGTATGGCCAGTCGCTCAGTGTGGGGGCCGCCGCCGGCGCGCTGCTGTCGATCACCCAGCCCTACGCCAATGTGACCTTCGCCGGCGGTCCGCGCGCGTGGGACGGCGCGACCTGGGATTTCGGGGCCTTCAAGCCGCTGGTCGAGGACCAAGTGTCGCCCGCCCCCGACGCCAGTACAAACCGGAAGGAGACGCTCTGCTCCGGCTCGGCCAACTACACGACGGAATGCCTGATCCGCGAGGGATGGGCGCCCGATGATCACATCATCCTCGCCTCGACGGCCGGCCACGGCGGATATCGCATCGACCAGCTCGACAGCAGCGCGCCCTGGTATGCGAACCTGCTGGCCCACGTCAGCGGTGCACAGGCTCTCAGCACCGACCATGCCGTCCACGCGCTGGACTGGATTCAGGGCGAGAACAACGTCGGCGTCACGAACTTCGCCACCTATCGAGCAGACCTGGAACAGTTCCAGGTGGACGCCGAGACGGACATCATCGCCATCACCAGCCAGGCGTCGCCCGTCTACCTGCTGACCTATCAGCTCAGCTACGGCGTGAAGACCAGCCCCGATATCGCGCTGGCTCATCTCGACCTGGCCCAGAAGAACCCCAAATTCTTCCTGACGACGCCGACCTATCACCTGCCCTATGGGGGCGACAACGTACACCTGACGGCGCTCGGCTATAAATGGATCGGCGCCTACCACGGGCGCGCCTATGCGGAACTGGTCCTGGGCTTCCAGCCGCAATGGCTGAACCCGGTCAGCGCCACCGTTCGGGGAGCCGAGATCCGGGTTCGGTTCGACGTCCCGACCCTGCCGCTGGTCCTGGACACAGAGGCCCTCGCCGTCACCACGGATCACGGCTTCGCGGTGACCGACGACGCGGCGGCCGCGGAGATCGAGTCGATCGCCGTCTCGGGCCGGGACGTCGTGATCACATTGTCCGACATCCCCACCGGCGACGTCGTCGTCCGATACGCCCTGGACCACCTGGGCGCGGGGCTGACCATCACCAACGGGGCCAGCGGCAACCTGCGCGACAGCACGCCGGACACCGCGATGATTTCCGGCCTGGCCTGCCCGCTCTGGCACGTCTCCCCCGCTTTTCAGCTGAACGCCATCGCCCTGGAGGCCTGACCATGACCGCCTATCCCCTCGTCACCATTCTTCCGTTCGAAGTCGATGACGACACCCTGCCGATCGTTCCCGAGAGCGATCTCCAACGCCTCTATCCGTACGAGGCGGCCGCCTACGAGCACTGGATCCTCGGCGGGTCGGCCGACAGCCTGATCGGCCGCGTCAACGGCCGCAGCCTGACGCCGCAAAGCAACGGGATCACCTATCCCAGCGAGGATTACCTCTCGATGCTGGGCACCCAGGGCAAGGCCCTGCTGACCGACATGGAAGAGTCGATCACCCACACGGATACGATCGTGGCGGTGTTGCGCCGGACGGGAGGATCGCCGGCGGCCTGTGTGCCCTTCGGCACTCTCAGCCCCTCGGCCGACGCCCCGACGACTGGCTGCTCGCCGTTCTTCTCGACTGCGGACGTGATCTGGAACCGGGCCAATGGACTGAACACCGGCGTCAGCACCGGCAAGACCGCGCCCGAGGACGTCTGGCTGTTCATCGCCATGGCGCGCTCCATTACCGCCCTGGGAATGACGATCCGCCTCCTCGTCGGCGGCCAGACGCTTCACCAGGAGGCGCCCGCCGGGACCTATCGCCCCGCGGCCAGTCCGAAGAAGATCGCCCTGGGCAGCGCCTACTTCAACTCAAACGCTTCGGCGGCCCAGGATGTGGCCGAGTTCCTCCTGTTCGATCAGGCGCTGTCGGCCTCGGCCCTGGCGGCGCTCTACGCACGAACCAAGGCGCGCTGCGCCGATCGCGGCATCACCGTCGTCTAGTCAGGACAGCGACCCTCCCTGTTGTAAACCGCGCGCGCAACAACAGCCGCAGCGCGCGCGGGGCCCGGCGTCCGACCAACATGGCCGGACATGCGCAGCAGCGACCAAAGCCAGGACCAGAACGGGGACGCCGCCAATGCGGTGCGCGATCTCGTGCGCCTCGGCGTCGTCCAGTCCGTCGACCTGGGCGCCGCGCGCTGCATCGTGGATCTCGGCGATGACCTGATCACCGGGCCCATCCCCTGGACGGCGGGCCGCGCCGGCGGGCTGAAGATCTGGACGCCGCCGACCGAAGGCGAGCAGCTGCTGGTGTTCGCGCCTGAAGGCGATCTCGAGCGCGCCGTCGCCGGGCCGTCCCTGTTCTGCGACGCCAACGCCGCGCCGGCGGCCGACGGACGCACCCACATCCAATTCCCCGACGGCGCCACGATCGCCTACGACCTGGCCGGCAAGCTGGACATCACGGTCATCGCCGACGTGAAGGTCACGGCCCCCGGCAAGATCGAACTGATCGGCATCGTCGAAATCACGGGCGACGTTTCGATCACCGGCGACGTCTCCGTCGACGGCAAGGTAGAGGCGACCGGCGACGTCAAAGCCGACACGGTCAGCCTGCAGGGCCACAAGCATACCGGCGTCACCGCCGGCGCTGGCGTCTCCGGTCCGCCGCAGGTGGCGCCATGAGGGGCATGCAAGCCGGCACCGGCAAGCCGATCAGCGGCCTGGACCATCTGATCCAATCCATAGCCGACATCCTGACCACGCCGCTCGGGTCGCGCGTGATGCGCCGCGACTACGGCTCGGCCCTGCCCGACCTGATCGATCAGCCCATGAACGGCGCCACCCGCATGCGCCTCTTCGGCGCTGTCGCCACCGCCCTGCAGCGCTGGGAACCGCGCATCCGCCTGACGCGCGTCTGGCTCGAGCGCGGCGCCCGCGACGGCTCCTGGATCCTCACCCTCGCCGGTCGGCGTCTCGACGTCCCCGCCCGAAGCGAGCTCGCCGCCTTCGACTTCAACCTCACGCTGGGCGCCAACGCCCAGCCCGCCTGACCCCGGAGCCCCTATGTCCGACACGTTCTTCCACGGCGCCCGCGTTACCGAAGTCACTGAGGGTGCGCGCGACCTGCAGGCCCGGTCGACGTCGATCATCGCCATCGTCGGCACCGCGCCAGACGCCGACGTGGATCTGTTCCCGGTGGACACCCCTGTCCTGGTGACCGATCTGCCGACCGCGATCACCGACCTGGGCGCAGACGGCACCCTGTCGCCCGCGCTCGAGGCCATTTTCCAGATCACCACCCCGATCGTGGTCATCGTGCGCGTCACCGAAGGCGAGGGCGCTGAGGCGGCGGCCGACACGCTCGAGAACATCATCGGCGCGGCCGGGCCCAAGACCGGCCTCTACGCCCTGCTCGGCGCTGAAGCCGCCGTCGGCGTGAAGCCCAAGATCCTCGGCGTCCCGGGCTTCGGCGCGGAAACCGTCACCGCCGCCCTGGCGATCGTGGCCAAGAAGCTGAACGCCTTCGGCTACGCCGGCTGCGACACGGCCGACACCATCGCCGAGGCCGTCACCTATCGGGAGGAGTTTTCCGACCGCGAGATCATGCTGATCTACGGCGACTTCAGCTCGGGCGACGCGATCGCCCGCGCCCTGGGCATGCGCGCCTATCTGGACGAGACGCAGGGCTGGCACAAATCCCTGTCCAACGTCGCCGTCCCGGGCGTGACCGGCGCCGTGCCGGCCCTGCACTTCGATCTGCAGGATCCTTCGTCGGAATCGGGCGTCCTCAACGCCGCGGCCGTCACCTGCATCGTCCAGCGCAACGGCTATCGCTTCTGGGGCAACCGCACCTGCAGCGACGATCCGAAGTTCGCCTTCGAGCCCTACGTCCGCACGGCCCAGGTGCTGCGCGAAACTATCGCCGACGGCCTGATGTGGGCCATCGACAAGCCGCTGCACCCGACCTTGGCGCGGGACATCCTGGACACCATCAACAATGAGTTCCGCCAGCTGAAGGCCCAGGGCCGCATCATAGACGGCCGCGCCTGGCTGGATCCCAGCATGAACACCGCCGACACCCTGGCCGCCGGCAAGCTGGCGATCGACTACGACTACACGCCCGTCCCGGTGCTCGAGGATCTCGAGCTGACCCAGCGGATCACTGATCGCTACCTGGTCGGCTTCGCCGACGAGGTGAACGGCGCGGCCTGACCGCAACCCCCGCCCTCGCCCATCCCTCTCGCTGACACCGGACCTTAAACGCCATGGCCGCTCTGCCCCGTAAGCTCAAGAACATGAACCTGTTCGTGGATGGCTCGTCCTTCCTCGGCGAGGTCGCCACGGTCACCCTGCCGCCCATGACGCGCAAGACCGAGGACTATCGCGGCGGCGGCATGAACGCCCCGGTCAAGACCGATCTGGGCATGGAAGGGCTGTCGCTCGAGTGGGGCGGCGGCGGCTTCATGCCCGAGATCCTGGCCAAGTTCGGCGACCCGAGGATCGGCGGGGCCCAGCTCCGCTGGATGGGCGCCGTGCAACGCGACGACACCGGCGCCGTCGACTCCGTCGAGGTGGTCACCCGCGGCCGCTTCAACGAGATCGGCCGCGGCGAAAGCAAGGTCGGCGAGGACACCGAGCAGACCCACAAGACCGACCTGGTCTTCTACGCCGAGTACTGGAACGGCGTGGAGATCTTCTACATCGACATCCTCAACATGATCGAGCGCGTCCGCGGCGTCGATCGCCTCGCCCAGCAGCGCAAGGCCATCGGGGCCTAGGCCCCGCCCCGCCTGACCAGATCGCCCGCACTTCATCTACCGTCTCAGGATTAACCCATGGCCGAAACGATCTTCACCCCCGTCGAATTCGAGGAGGGCTTCAAGCGCGGCGAAGAAGACGTCGTGAAGGTCCAAGTGCGCCGGCCGGCCGCCGGCGAGCTGCGCGGCCTGGCCGTGCTGGACATCCTTCGGCAGGAATACGCCGCCGTCGCCAAGCTGGCGCCGCGCGTGACCATGCCGGTGATCACCGAGGCGGACGTCGCCGCCCTCTCGCCGGCCGACTTCATGACGTTGGGCTCGGCCATCGCTGATTTTTTCATGAGCCGCCAGGCGCGGGAGGCGGCTGGCCTGTAAGCGTCGACGAACTCTTCGGCGTCATCGCGGCCATATACCACTGGCCTGAAGAGACCATGGACCGCTGGACCGTCGAGGAGCTGATCGATCACCACCAGCGGGCCGTGCGCTTGTGGAACCAGATGCACGGCGACGGCGGCAAGAAACCCTGATCCATGGACAAGAACCTCCGCCTGCTGGTCCGCCTGGACGCCATCGACAAGGCGAGCCGCCCCATGCGCGGCATCGAGAAACAGGTCCGCGCCGCCAGCGACGCCCTCAGGCTGAACCGCGCCGAGCTGAAGAAGCTCGAGGCCGCCCAGCGCGATGTCGCCGCCTTCCGCGGGCTGAAGGCCTCGCTCGAGGCCAACAAGCGCGCCATGCTCGAGGCCCAGGCCAAGGCCCAGGCGCTGGCCCGCGAACACGCCAAGGTCGAGGCACCGACCCGCAAGATGACGGCCGCCCTCACCAAGGCGCGCAGCGAGGTCAAGGCGCTGAAGGCGGCCCAGGAGGGCCATGCCCGCGAGCTCAACCAGGTGCGCGGCCGACTGGACGCCGCCGGCGTCTCTACCCGCAACCTCGGCCGGGAAGAGCTGGCGCTCCGGAACAACATCACCCGCGCCAACAGCGCGATCGACCAGCAGAAGACCAAGCTCAAGGCCCTCGGCGACCAGCAGCGCCGCAACGCCGCCGCCCGCGATCGCTACAGCCAGACCACGGCCTTCGCCGGCCAGGCCGCCGGCGCGGGCGCCGGGGCGCTGGGCGCGGGCATGGCCGTCGCCGC